TGTAATATTTGATGCATTCCAAACTAATCCATTATATGAATATAATAAAACTCCCTTACTACCACCATCATTACCACCAGCAACCCATATTGTTCCATTCCAAACAACTGTCAAACACTCAAAACTAATAGTTGTTGTTACCGGGTTCCAAACATCTCCATCAGATGAATATGATAATGATGGACTTGTATTGATATCCCCACCAGCAACCCATATTGTTCCATTCCAATCAACAGAGTATCCAGCATCTTTAAATGGAGGTTGAATAGACGGTTTCCAACAAATACCATCATATGAATATGCCGCACTAACTTCAAATGTTGATGAATTTTTTATTCCAACTGCAACCCACATTGTTCCATTCCATTTTACACCTCTACCTGTGTCAAAAATATTTGTTGCATTTGTCCAATCAGATCCATTATATGAAAATGCTGTAGATGTTGTTTCAGAAGTTCCAACAGCAACCCACATTTCACCATTCCAATCGACTCCATATCCTGTTTTAAATATATATGGTGGAGACGAGGATGGACTCGGAGTAGTTATTATATTCCAATTATTACCGCCATCATCTGAGAATAATGTATAATTAGTGCCTACTGCAACTAATCTATTTTTAGGAAAAGTTATTGTATCCTGTCTTTTTCTATTATAAGCAATTCCATAACCGAATTTTTGTCCTGGATTTGGTTTAGATATCCAATTTATTCCATTATTCGAGTATATTAAATTATTACCGCTTGTCGAATCAATGGCTATCCATCTTGTTCCATTCCAACAAATAGAAAGATATATTCCCGATGTTCCATTAATAATACAAGTGTTCCAAGAAAATCCATCATATGAATAATACATTGGAGTAGCTCCATCTCCTGTAGCAATCCACATAATTCCATTCCATTTTATATCATATCCAATTGAAGTAAAAAGACTTGTTATACCAAACCAATTGAGTCCATTGTATGAATATCCTATTTGTTGTCCAAGGCTGCTTGATTTTCCTACAGCAATCCACATATCACCATTCCATGCTATTCCGCGTGCAGGATCAAATGCATTAGAAGGGGTTGTCACCAGGTTCCAATTTAAACCATCATATGAATATGCAATTGAATTACTATCACCAACGGCAATCCACATATAGCCATTCCATGCAACATCGTAAACTATATTTACAAAGGTTTGAGTAGTTATTGCATTCCAATTCATACCATCATATGAATACAACATATTTGATTGTCCTCCTCCTCCTCCTTGATCTCCTCCTGCTATCCACATGCTACCATTCCATGCTACGCAATAACCTAAAATAAAAGCATTACTAGGTTGTGCAGGATTCCAAATAATACCATCATATGAATAACAAATTGCATTAAAATTATTATTACTATCTCCTACAGCTACCCATAATATTCCATTCCACTCTACTCCAAAAGCATTTTTATAAAATAATGAATTATTTACTGGAAACCAACTTAAACCATCTGAAGAATATGAAATGGATTCACCATTTCCAACAGAAACCCATCGATTAGGAATAGTAGGACCAAATGTGTATATTTCTTGATTATCTGTAAAATTATCTAATTCTGCAATAACATCACTTGTTTTAATAGTTGTTTGTTTGTCATAATAAATACTATTTAATTTTAAGGTTTTACTAAAAACTTCTTGATTAATTGTATCAATTACAAATAATGGCCCTTGAGGTCCTGTTGCACCTGTCGCACCTTGTATTAAGGATTTTAAGGACATTACTGTTGAATAAGGTGGAATATATCCTGTAGGTCCTGAAACACCAGTTGATCCTTGTATATAATCTACTTTAAATTGGTTTGCATCAAAATATAAATTTTGAATATAATTATTTAATGTTGCTCCTATTGCTCCATATGTTCCAACATTTAATGGTCTTATTAGTGAATAATTAGGTCCTAATGATCCAGTTAATCCAGCTAATCCATTTGTTTGTTGTGAAGAAAAAAATCCTTGAGCTGTTAAATCTAAAGTATTATCATATATGTTTCCTGTAGCTCCTACTATCCATCCTAAATTCCCAGTTGCTCCACTTGGTCCTGTAGGACCAAAAGCTCCATTCTGAAAAAAAGTAGTAATTGGAGTTGCAAAACCTGATTGAGTATAAATAAGTCCATTTTTATTCAAACTTATTGTTCCTTCTTGTTGAACTGATCCTTGTGAATTAATCAAATAAATAGTTGAACTACTCATGTAAAGATCCCTAAAACATGCACCAGTTGTTCCTAATGAGTAATGATTATCTATAGTAGGAATTATATGTGCACTTGTATAAATTATAGGGCCTGTTACACCTTGCAATATATATGGTTGATTTATCGAATCGGTGTATAATAAATTTGTATAATAAAATGTAGATCCAGTAGTATCAAAAACAACCATATTACCATCACCAGTAGTTCCAGGTCCAATATTTATACCAGATCCTTGTGGTCCAATTTCACCAGTAGCTCCAGTTTCTCCTATTGTGCCAGTAGCTCCAGTTTCTCCTTGAAATCCTTGAGCTCCAGTAGCTCCAGTTTCTCCTTGAAATCCTTGGGTGCCTGTGACACCTTGGGCGCCAGTTGCTCCTGTGACACCTTGGGTGCCTGCTGCTCCTGTTGCACCTTGGGTGCCTTGAAATCCTTGAGCTCCAGTTGCTCCTGTGACACCTTGAGCACCAGTGGCGCCAGTTAATCCGGTTGACCCTTGAAATCCTTGGGCTCCTGTTGCTCCTGTGACACCAGTTGCTCCTGTTGCTCCTGTTACTCCTAGAGTTCCTGAATTTTGACCTGGAAATCCTTGAAATCCTTGAGGTCCTGTTGCTCCAGTGGCTCCTGTTGCTCCTGTTACTCCACTTGCTCCTGTTGCTCCAGTTGCTCCTCCAGATGTTCCTGTTGGACCAATAACTCCGGGAGGTCCCTGTGCTCCCCGAGACTCTTGGGTTACGCTAGTTGTATTACAACAACGTTTTGCACCTAAATAATTGTTGTAACTTTTGAAAGACATATTATATATTATATTTTTAAAATATATAATTAATTATAAACTTTGTTGTAATATATTATTTATGCAGAAGGCAATTGAGCCAAACATAAACGAATGGAACCCAAACTCGCCACATCATACTTAACAACAAGAGGTAAATCGTTCTCCAAATATATTTCAATTTGAGAACATAAATTGGTGCATTTGATAAAATATCCAAGATTTTTAAGTGAAAACTCACCCTGAATAATTTTAGACGAATCTTGCTTTAAAATGAACCCCATTGATCCATCAGATTCAGCTCGATGAATTTCAGCTTCTGCAAATTGCCCTTTGCACTTAAATATAAGTTCATTACCAACCGACTTGATTTCCAATTTATCGGAAATGCATGAAAGATCACGAATAATTTTCTGAAAATCGGCAGAAGGTAGATTAATAATAGAGCTAAACTTGACATCAGGATATTCTAGTTCTTCAGGCTCAGGCTCGATCAATTTTAGTTTCTGGGTCTTACATTGCTTAATATCTCCGTTTTCAAATTTCAAAGCCAAGTAAGATACGATACCGTCAAAATAGTCGGCATTCTCGATGTAAATTGTTAGTGTATCATCATTATCAATTGAATTGATTAGCTTAAATAAGTGAAACATATTGACACCGATGATGATCTTTTCTTGTTTGCATTCATAAGACTCAAAATTCTGTGCAGCCAAATACAAATGAGCTAAAATAGTGTGTGACTTATCCATATTGATAATGCGAATTCCATCAGGTTGAAATGAAATATTTGTTTCTAAAAGAATATCTTTTAAAGCAGTCATTAAAGTTCGAAAAGGAGCTATTTGAACAGTTTTTATGGTTAAAACATTTCCTTCATTCAATACAGGATTTTTATTAAATTGGGACATTATATTCATTTTTAAACGCAAACCTTTAAATACTTATTCAAATAAAATTATTTTTATTTTATTTGAATTTATTTGAATTTATTTGTTATAAATTAAACTAAAATATCTAAAACATGTGGTATTATATCCTTCATATTATTTAGATCATAATCTATATTATTTTGACATATAAGATAATGACTTTTGTGTAATGCATTTGCGATTACTGCCATAGAAGATAATCCAAAATATCCTATTTTGCATGAATTTATAATAGTTACTGTTTCTTGAAAATTTTGGGGTTTATAATATTCTATATTTAAACCAGTATTTTTACAAAAATAATCATAATGTCCTTTTTCGTTAGAAATAAATATACAATCATTGATTCTATCTTTTATTGCGTCAATTAATTTAACTATACAATTTTGCAAAATAAATCGATAAGGTGTTATATTTATAATTATTTTATCATTCCAAGTAGGATCTATTTGACTTTTTAGCCATGTATGTTTTCCCCAATTTATATCATACACTTTGCTATAAATATGAAACCAATTTTCTTTGTTTGGAATTGCTACATTTAAATAATTTCTCCACATGGATAAATTAACATCAATAGCTTCATTATTGTATATTTTATAATTTTTAATAAAATTTAAAGACATAATTATATTATATGTGTCAGCATATGTATCTTCAATACCAAATATAAATTTATCACCAATATGTTCTAAATCATATATATATAGGTCTCCTTTTCTTCCAGTTTTATAATAATTTTCACAAATAACAGATAACTGATTTAAAAAATCTCCAAATTTACCAGGAGATTTATATTTTATGGGAATAAAGTCAAAAAAATCTTTTGTATCAGTATTAATTGTAAATGACTGTAAATCATATACTTTTAATGCTGTCTTTTGATCTGAATCTATAACTACATCGCAAACTTCTATAAATTTTATATTTGTATTAATAAACAATTTATCAATTATATTTTTGTAAGAATGGTTGAAATATATGATATCATAAGATATGCATAAATAATTTATTTCTGGAATTTTATCATATATATCACTTTCTTCTAAAATAACAATAAGACAACTATTTTCCGCATAACTTTTATGTTCTTTAATGTAAGATTTTTTTACAGTATTAAAATGATTTTTGAGTCTAAATCTTCGTTGATTATTATCAAAAATTCTGTTATAAATTTCAGTTAATTTACAAATAGTTTCAAGATCTTTGTCATTTACATTTATGTTTATGTTTATGTTTATTCCTTTAATAATATCAGTATCTAACCAAATTTGTTGATTGATATAGAGTAGCATTTTATAAAAATGCGTTGTTGTAATATCTGCTACGTAATCTTTTAAAGTATTCATTTCATTCTTAATATCTTGCAATTTATTTGCATCAGAAATGTATTTTTGTTTAAGTTCTAATATACTATACTTATCAATAATTTCACCAATTGATACTTCAATCAAGTTTTTTTCCTTTATTGTATCTAAGTGTTTATTAATTTTGTTTAATATATCATTCCATGATACTTCTTCGTGCTCTTTAAAATTTATTTCGAATTTTTTATTGTTAATGTCTACATTAATAAAAAGGGTCTTGACTACATTTATACATGTATCTGTAAAAATATCATTTGAAACTTTAAATGTATTCATATTATTATTTTTATAACTATTAAATAATACTAATAACTTATCAGTAACATTGGCAGATTCTTTATAATTTTCTGAATGATAATAAGCTGATACATTATAGTCAAAAATTTTATTTGTATTGTTTAAAATATTTATAACACTATCTATTTTATCAATTAAATTTTTATTACTATATTTTTTAAGTAAAATTGGTAACATTTTTTTTGAATTTTCAATTGCATCTTTTATATTTGTTTTATATACACATATTTTATCGGAATAAATATGACGAAACATAAAACTATCTGAAATAACAAATGGTTTGTTAACTGATATAGCATAATCTATAACACTTGATGTTCCTCTTCCTTCCATTTTATCATATAAAAATATATTGCATGTATTAAATTTTAAAAATAATAACACTTCTTCATTTGTTAAAAAATCAGTTAATATCATTAATTTAACATTTGGTTTTCTAATAATTGAATTACACATTTGTAAAACATGATTAATATTGGCATCTCTATTAGGATCAAAATGAGCAAATGTAATTACTAATTTTATTATTGCTGCATCATAATTATTATTTACTATTTTTATAATTTTATCAAATCCTTTATTGGAAAATCCAAATCCAAAGGATCCAAAAATAGGAACATTTTCCCCTTCACTATAATTTATAAAATCTTTTATTTTTTCATTAGTGATGTCATATTTATCACATATTTTATCAACATTTTCATAAATTGGTCTTGGAATATTAAAAAATTTGTGAGTTTCGGATTCATTTGGATCGATACTTAACATAATGTCAAACATAGCTCCATTTGATTCATGTGGTATTCCTAGATTTTTTATATTTTTTAAAATATTATTATTATTTAACCATGGCATTGTAGCACTATGATAATTATATATTATTATGTTTGGTTTAATTTTATTAGTAATGTAAGTGTATTCAGTATAATTATCTATTTCTTTGTATACATATACATGTGTATATGAATTTTGCAAAATATTAGCTATACGTAAACCATATTGATAAACTCCACAAGATTGTATTTTATGATTTAAAAATAGAACTATCATTTATATTTAATTATATATTAATATATTAATATATTAGTTTAATATTTAATAATATAATATTAAATATTATTAAATAAAATGAAAACAAATAGTCAAGCATCTCAAGATATATTTGTAAGGATTCTAACAAATAATAAAAAAGATGGCACATTTTTGGAAATAGGTTCGAATGATCCAATTACTCACAATAATAGTTATATTTTAGAAAGTGAGCATAATTATAGAGGAATATTAGTTGAATATGATAAGAGTTTTGAACAAGCATATAAACTTCACAGAAAAAAATCAATATATGTATTAGGTGACGCGCAAAAAGTTCATTACAGAGAAATATTAGATAGTAATAATTTTCCAATAGAAATAGATTATTTGCAAATCGATTTAGATGTCAATAATCGTTCAACATTAAATACTTTAGAATTATTGAATAAAACTGTATTTGATAAATATAAATTTGCAACGGTTACATTTGAACATGATATATATACTGGCAATTATTTTAATACACAGCATATTTCCAGACAAATTTTTAAAGAAAGAGGATACATATTAGTTTTCCCAGATGTATCAGTTTTTTGGGAAGGCAAATATTGTAAATTTGAAGATTGGTATGTGCATAAAGATTTGATTAGTCCTGATATTATTAATAAAATAAAATCAGATGTTAGTTTGACACATGAAGAAATTGTAGCGTTTATAACAAAAAAATAAATTATATATATAATAATATGTATACATTGTTTCATGGTGAAATTTATAATAATAAGGCAGTTGATTCTGTTTTAAGAGATTATTTTCCAGATTATAATTATAAAGGTGTTTTCTTTGACATAGGAGCATTTGAACCAATAAGAATTAGCAATTCTTATCATTTTGAAAGAAATGGTTGGGAATGTTACTGTTTTGAAGCAAATACCCAGGGAATTCCTTTATTAAAAGAACATCGAAAAAATGTATTTAATTATGCAATTAGTAATGAAGATAAAAATGAAGTTACATTTAATATAGTTTTAACAAGTGGCTGGACAGCAGGATTTTCAGCATTAATTATAAATGAAGAATATAAAAAAATTTTTAATTTTAATAAAGCAAACCCAAAAATAACTGAAATTAAAGTTCCCCAAAAAACACTAAATACCATTATTGAAACTGAAATACAAAATTTAACAAAAATTGATATAATTTCACTAGATATTGAAGGTGGTGAATTAAATTGTTTGTATGGTTTAGATTTAAAAAAATATAACCCATCTATTTTAGTAGTTGAAAATGTAACAAATGATCTTACTATAAAAAATTATTTAGAAACTTTTGGATACAAGTTAGATAAGCAAATATATTATAATCAATTTTATGTATCAAAAGATTATAGTGAATTTAAAAAAAAATAATTTTATAAAAATAATTTATAAATACAATTAATTTGGAATCCATAAATCCATATAACTACCCACTATATTTGAATATATTTTTTTATAATTTAATTCATTTAATATTTTTTGATGTGGATTTGGATCTGGACAAACATTAGGATATCCATAAAATAAATTTTCAATAAAAATAATAGGTTTGTTTCTTAAAATTGTTTCTCTCGCACCATCTAAGACTTCATTTTCATGATTTTCTACATCAATTTTTATCATAGTAATATTATTTAAATTATATGAATCAAGAGTTTTTACTGAAATACTATCTTTAACCATATAACTAACGCCATTTGAATAACTATGTAATGAAAATCCTCCATTATTAGCTCTTTGAGAATTATACAAAGGCATTTCGCCATCTTTGTTGCTAAGTGCTATTTTATAAATAATACTTTTTTCACCAAAAGAACTTGTATTTTTTTCTAGAAGTTTTAAATTATCTAAAAACGGTTCAAATGAATGCACTTTTTTACAGTTTAAAAATTTTAAAAAGAATAAAGAATGATTTCCTATGTTTGCTCCTATATCTATTATTTCTTTTTGTTCTTTATAATTTTTATTTATAAAATCCAAAAATTTTATTTCAAAAAAATTATTTATTCTCCTCATTTCGTCAGAAACTGTTTCACCACGATCATATATAAATATTTCAGTATTAGAATTTAAATAATTACTTATAATACTACTATTCATTATAAATAAACACAATATTTTAAAATTTACATTTTAACAAATTATTTCTTTTAATATATCATCGACTGAAAATTTAGGTGACCATCCTAGACCATGTAATTTTGATGCAGTTCCTCTGATATCAATAGGAACTGTATCTATTCCATTATTCACATTTTCAATAATAGCCACAATTTTATTGTCAGTATCAGAATATAGAACATTATCTTTAACAACTATATTTATCCCGCAAATAGAATACAACTGTAAAACTAAATCTAAAATTTTAGTGTGTTCATTTCCACAAACAACATAAGTATCTCCAACAGGTTGATCCAAAATAAGCTTTATCGCTTTTGCTGCATCTGATGCATGTAAAATAGTTCTATAGGAATCTAATGAGCCTAAGGTAATCGGTTCAAATGTTTGTTTCCAAATTTTAGAATGATCTGCTATTTTTCTCAATAAAAAATTGCCAATCTTATGTTTTGATTCAACTGTAAATAGTGTTCCATTTGAAAAAGGTAATTTATAAGTGTCTCTGTAAAATTCAACCATAGTGTGTCCCATTATTTTTGCAATCGAATAAGGATGACAATGAAACATACTATGATCATCTTCTTTTACCTCATATGTAATATGTCCTTTATATATTTCACTACTTGAAGCATTAAATAATTTTGTTGGCCATTGATTTTTATAAATAATTTCACAAATATGTGCAACCGTTAGTCCATTTAATTCTAAAGTGCTTATAGGATTTTTAAATGCTTCTATTGAACTTGATACGCCTGACAAATGAACAATAATATCTGGCTTAATTATGTTTAAATTTACTTTTAATTCATCTACATTTCTAATATCAAAATAAAATCTTGTTAGTTTAGAGTTACTAGTTCTATTTTCATGAGCAAATCCAAATAAATTATGTTTTTCTTTATATTCATCTAAAACATATTTAGCTATCATACCATTGCAACCAGTAACTAACACTTTTTGTTTCTTACTATAAATTTCAAAATGAGGAAATGGAAATACAAGCATACCTCCTTTCTCTAAATAATCATCCTCTCTTTTAATAATTTCATCTCTAAAATGCCATGGTAAAACTAACAAATACTCTGGTGGTTTTGATCGCATGGTTTCTTCGCTAATAATTCCAATTCCTGTTGATGTCATTTTTCCAACCTTACTTAAGTTTCTTTCAACTGCATATTTTATTTTGTTTTCACCAATATTCGCATATTGCAATAAACAGTTTCCTTTTGTTGAAGCACCATAAATATACATTTTTTGATCACATAAGTTTACAGTATCAATAAATTTGTTTAATTTTAAAACTTCTTTATCACAATTATTAATAAAATCTTTATATAATTGTGCATTTTTAATTCCATACATAGCTTCATCTTCTAATATTTTTGAAATTAATTCAGTTGTTTCTACAAAAGCAGTTGAGTTTTTCTTGGCAAAATAAATTCTAAAGCTTCCTCCATTACATTCGTTAAATTTAATATCAATAATTTTGAAATTTGACAAATCAGCTATGAGTTTAACTGCTGTTAATGAATAATATTCTAGGTGTTCATGGCAAATAGTATCAATGCTGTTTCTTCGTAACATAGTAATAATATAACTTTGTTCACAAGTCCAAATACCATCATCATCTAATACATTATAAATATCTTTGGCAAATTGAACAGGATCTGGTAAATCATAAAACATAGAAATGGAGGATATAATTTTTGGTTTTATATTATTATATACATTTCTAAAATTATCGTATGTAAAATAGGTTGGTATTAATTCTACATCACCATAATATTGTTTAAATTGTTTTCCAGTAGGATCTACCCCAATTCTTTTTAAAGATTTATCATAATATTGTAACATTGTTGAATCATTGCTTCCAATATCAACAATAGTATCTCCTGGTTCTATATGAATTTTAGATAATATTTCTTCTTGATATGTTTTTAAGTGATCTCTCATGGTGTTGCTAATACCAGATCTATATCCATATTCATGTTCATATAATTCAGATGCATTAGTAGAATATTTTAATTGAACAAGACTACAATTACTACATAATGATAAAACAATAGGGGTTGTTGGAGTTGTATAATCTCCATATAATGGAAATCTAGAAGTAATAACTTGATCTCCTAAATTAATAACGTCAATAAGTTGCGAATTTTTACAAATTCGACACTCTTTACAAATAGATTGTATTTCAAGCATAATATATTATTACTATTTTTTTTAAGTAATAATATTTAATATTAATTATAAATTAAATATTAAAAATTATACAATAATTCATATTAGTTTATAATTAATTATATTATAAAACTGTATTAAAACGAATGTAAGTAGTATAAAATATATGCAAGATAAAGAAGACAAACAATATATAAACAATTCTGAATATATGAATATTTCAGATCTTTTCGAAAAATACAAAGACAATCCATATATTTTGCAAAGGTTACAAATGCATCTAACAAATTTGCCTGCTATATTAGAAACTGAAAATAAACGATATGAAGAGCGGGTTTCAAGAATTAATGAGCTTACCTTGGAGCAAGATAACTTTTACAAAGTCTTTCTAAGTAAACATCAATATTTTTATATGCCATACAATAATCTTTTCTATGAATATGACGGTAAAACATATAAAATCGTTAAAGAAGATGATATTCATCATCATTTGCTTTCAACTATTACAGATGAAGGTAAATTAATTGCATGGAAACACAAAACTAAGCAGAATATTCTTAAACAAATCAAAGATCGATCTCTTTTTAAATCTGTGCCAGAAACTTATACAATTCAAAATGTATTAGGTTTTTTAAATACAATTTTTGAGACCAAAACAGAAACAAAATATTTTTTAACTGTTATCGGAGATTGTATTCTAAAGAAAAATGTAGGACCAGAATGCAACTTGTTTTTCATTAATTCAAATATAAAAAAACTCATATCTTTCATTGATTCTATTGCATACATTACAACTGGTAATTCGATCATGAGCAATTTCATATCAAAGTATCACGAGACTCATAATTTGTTAGGATATCGACTAATAAAAACCAATGATAACTTTAATTCTATTGCAACCGATTTAATTAAAGATGTGTTAAATAAAATAGGAATCGATTTACTTAGTGTAGCTGCACATTATTCAGAAAGATATAGCAATTCTGATCAATTTTTAATTAACTTACCTCAAGAAGATCCAATTAAAGAATACACAATGTTCTTTTCAATGAACACAACTAACAAAATTGTTGATCAATTTGTTAGTCAATGTATTGAACAAGTATCAACAAATACTTTGACTAATTCTAATTCAACAAATATATATAATTTATCATGGAAAAATATGCATTACATTTGGAAGCTTTATTTGTCAAACATAAATGTGCCTAATATGATGTATTCAAATAATTTAAAGGTCTTGTTGAAGACTCAATTAACTTTTACAGAAAATACTAGCACTAATGATATTGTATTTACAAATGTAACCAGCAAATTTTTACCAAATGTCAGCAGCTTCTTATCTTTTTGGGACAAACATATTACAATTACAACAGATGATCTTGTTTCTGATAAGTTATGTGATGAAGAATATGAAGTAGATGAAATATCTTCTTTATACAAACAAACTAACAAATCATCTATTAATATTTCTGATAAAGAGATAATCAAAATGATTTGGCATTATTTTTATCCTGGTGTAGAGGTGATTGACAACAAATATATTACAAATATTAATTGCAATTTATGGTCTAAATATGACGATATTAATGAAATGCTTGCCTATTATAAACAACAGCAACACCCAGAGATATCCTTAATATCTTTCGATGAACTATATCAAAACTACAAGTCTTATATTCAGGCAAAAAATGCAGTTGAAAATTTATTTCATCCTATTGTTAGTAAGCATTTTTTTGAGAAATTTTTATCACAGTATTTGGCTGAATATGTTAAATTTGACAAATTTGTTAGTTCTGATTGGTTTCTAAGTTAAATTAAAAGGTTAATAATATATTTATTTTAAAATTAATTATATTATTTTGTATTTATTTTATAGAATTTAATTTCCTAGACCAGCTCTCATTTGAACATCTACAGAACCTAGATCAGCAGGGGAATATCCTCTGCTTCCAGTTCCACCCATCATTGATCTGTGCTTTCTTCGGTGTCTTTTGCCACCAGCCATACCAGCCGCCTCTTGGACACCAACGGATCCTGAAGCGCTGTAATTGGTAATGCCTTGACCATCGATGCCTTGGCCCATGGCATCTGCAGGAGAAAATGCATTACCGTAGTATCCACCTCGTTGTTGTTGGCTTCTACCACGGCTTCTACCACGGCTGCGGCTTCGACCACCAACCAAAGCACGATCTAAAGGGCTAAATTGTTGAGGCACAACATCTTTAATCATGTAATCAGAATTGATATCAGCAGGAGTCAAAGAACCCATACCAGCACCACCACTCATACCTCTCTTCTTGTGAGATCGCTTATGAGATTTCTTATGAGATCCTAACTTAACAAAACCAAACTTACCCTTCTTGGTTCCGTAACCGTGCTTAACTAAACGCATTTCTTTCTTGGCGGTATTGTGCTTCGCTCGCGAAACAATTCGTCCAGCTTTGTTCTGCATTAAATCAGACTTGGTTAATCCGCCTGATGTCTTTTTGGCAGTTCCATGCCATACTTGAGCTCGGGTTCCTATTGTTTGAACGTGTGTCATTATATATATTATCCAGAAAAAAACTCTTTCTAAGAATAAATTCTTATTCGACTAAAGATTATTCGACTAAATATTTATCTAATAAATTTTGAATATAATTATGCATTATTATTTATTAAAAATAATATAAATAGATATTTCTACATAATGGATATTATGAGAGACACAACTAATGAAGAAATAAATATAATTATAAATCCAACTAATGAAGAAATAATAAAAAATTTAAATGATCATTGCATATCTGCTCGAACATTGTTTACAAATGCTTTTGGTTATGGATATGCTCAAGCTTATAATCAGTGTCCTACAGATATGATAGAAAAAATAATAGCATTAAATGGCAATGATAATGGATTAAATTATTGCAATTTATTAAAAGAAAATATTAGAATATTTAAAATAGATGAATATCATATGCAAAATTGCAGTTTTATTGATAAAATGATGATGTCTTCATCTGATTATTATTCATTTTCAAATGATCCAAGAAATAAACATGGCATAAAAAATATGATATATCTTCTTAATAGTAAAAAATGTGATACAATTGGTCCTGATAGAAATGATTCAACAAAATGGATTATTCCAGATACATATTTTTCACCATTAATTAAATTTCTCAATTTAGAAAGCAGCAAAGATCCTAGCATAGGCGTGTTAAATAAAGAGGTTGTAAAATATTATAATAAATTAAGAAGTAATGTAGTATAATTTTATTAATAGATTTAAAATGTATTTCTGGGAGGTCGAGGAATGCCTCCAGGTTGTCCCTCAATACCACCCAAATAAGTTATCTTTGCCGGCACATTGAAATTACCAAACGTAGTTCTTCCTCCTAAAGAATTCGTTGTTAGTTGTGAAACACGTTCTGAATTTGTTTGCATTGGATCATTATATCCTTGCTTCATACGATTCACTTTATCTTGAAAACATTCACAAAAATAATCCGGATTACCGCCTACAATTTTTGATTCCAAATTAAAAAAAGCGATCTTACTATTATACTCTATTAATCTCCTTAGATGTCTTTTATTTCCTGGCACTCGGCCCGGCATAAAATTTTGACTTGATGACATTAATAAATATGTATATTAATATTTATTAATTTTTTAACATTTATATATTTTAAATTGCTGATTTTATAAATTCATCAATATTATTATTGCACAACAATGGTGTAAATTTGTTTATCTTTTCGTCATCCCAGTTCCACCATTTAATCTCTAAAAGTTTTTCAATTTGCTCAGTTGTAAATCTATATTTAATTAATTTTGCTGGATTTCCTCCAACTAAACTATATGGTTCTACATTTTTAACAACATGACTATTATTTGCGATTACAACTCCGTCACCAATTTTTACACCTGACATTATAGTTACATTAGAACCAATCCATACATCATTGCCAATAATTACATCTCCTTTTGTTCCAGGATGCCCGTTCCCATTAAAATTATTAAATTTATTTTGATGTATATGACCAAATGGATATGTTGTAATCCAATCTGTCCTATGGTTTCCTCCTAAATATACGGATACATTTTGAGCTATCGAACAAAAATTTCCTACCACTAATTTTGCATTATCATTTTGCCAATATATATTAGGCATTCCATATGTATATTTTCCAAATGACATTATATTATAATGTAAATAATATCATTATTAATTTATAAACTAATATTTTATATCTATAAAGTAGCAAATCTAATTTTAAATAAAATTGGATTTCTTAGCAAATCTAATTTTAAATAAAATTGAAATCTATTTAAACATATAAGGATATCTTATATCATACTATATCTATTATCATGAATACCCTTACAAATTCAAACAATAATGAATTATTCTTTAATGTGGAAGAAAAAACAGATAAGCAGCATATTCTCGATAATCCGGATACCTATATTGGATCTGTTGAAACTGTTGATGCTGATCTCTGGATCCTCAATGAAGAATCAGATAAAATTATCGAAAAAAATATTAGTTATGTTCCTGGTTTATTCAAGCTCTTTGACGAGGCCATCGTTAATTGCAGAGACCATGTTGTCAGAATGGCATCCAAAGTCGCGTCCGGTGTAGAAAACTCATTACCTGTTACCTACATTGATGTAGCAATTCAAGATGATGGAACTATTATCATGATTAATGATGGTAATGGTATCGATGTGGCGCAAAAAGACGGAGTCTGGGTTCCAGAGTTGATCTTTGGTCGGCTGCGCACTTCTACCAATTACAACAAGGAAGAGAAGAAAATTGTCGGAGGCAAAAATGGATTCGGTTTCAAGCTTGTTCTAATATGGTCTACATATGGTTCTGTTGAAACTGTGGATCATATTCGTGGTTTAAAATATACACAAGAATTCAAAGACAATTTGGATATGATTTGTCCACCTAAAATTACAAAAGCGGCGAAAACAAAACCATATACAAAAGTTACATTCAAACCAGATTATCAGAGACTAGGGTTAAGCGGTTTAAGCCCTGATCTAGTTGCTCTCCTAAAAAAGCGTGTTTATGATATTTCTGCAGTTACCGATAAAACACTTAAGGTCAAATACAATTCACAGCTTATTCCTGTTAAGAATTTCGAGCAATATATTAGCTTTTATATTGGAGACAAGTCAGACAAACCGCGTGTCTATGAGTCAACTAATGAACGCTGGGAATATGCAGCTGCATTATCGCCTTCTTCAGAATTTGCTCAAATCTCCTTTGTCAACGGCATCCATACTTCTAAAGGTGGCAAACATGTGGAATATATTCTAGGGCAAATCACCAGAAAATTGGTAGAATTTATTGAGAAGAAGAAGAAAGTCAAGGTCAATCCAAATGCAATCAAAGAGCAGCTCATATTATTTATCAGATGTGACATTGAAAATCCAGCATTCGATAGCCAGACAAAGGACTACATGAATACACCGTCATCTAAGTTCGGATCTAAATGTGATGTCAGTGATAAATTCATTGAAAAGTTAGCAAAGATGGGTGTGATGGATGCAGCTTGTGCAATTACTGAAGTGAAAGAAAACAAGGCGGCAAAGAAAACAGATGGTTCCAAGTCTAAATCTGTGAGAGGCATTCCAAAGCTCACGGATGCGAACTGGGCTGGAACCGATAAATCTGGACAATGCACTCTTATCTTTTGCGAGGGCGACTCGGCAAAAGCCGGTATTATCTCTGGTCTGTCTTCAGAAGATCGTAATATAATTGGCGTATATCCTTTGAAGGGCAAGTTGCTAAATGTTCGAGGAGAGTTGCCTAAACGCATTTCAGAAAACAAAGAGATAACTGAAATCAAAAAAATTCTTGGCCTCGAGACTGGAAAGGAATACAATCCAGAACTAGTTGCAACCAGTCTCAGATATAGTCGTATATTGTTTATGACTGATCAGGATTTAGATGGATCTCATATCAAAGGCTTGTGTATTAACTTGTTTGAAAGTGAGTGGCCTAGTTTAACACAAATTCCTGGTTTTATCGGTTTCATGAACACCCCTATTTTGAAAGCATCAAAGGGACAACAATTGCTTATGTTTTACAATGACGGTGAATACGAAGAATGGAAAACAGCGAACGAATCTGATGTAAAAAGTTGGAAGATAAAATATTATAAAGGTTTAGGAACTAGCACAGGCAAAGAATTCAAAGAATATTTTGAGCAGAAAAAGATTGTTGGTTTTGAACACACTGGTGTTAAAAGCACTGGAGCGATCGATATGGTCTTTAACAAGAAGCGTGCAGATGATAGAAAAGAATGGCTAAAAGAATATGACAGAGATCTTTACTTAGACACCAACAAGCCCAGTATAACATATGAAGAATTTATCGGTGAAGAGCTGATTCACTTTTCGAAATACGATTGTGACCGATCGATTCCTAGTTTGATGGATGGACTTAAAACCAGTTTAAGAAAAATCCTCTTTGCTGCATTTAAAAAGAACTTAACTTCAGAGATAAAAGTTGCACAATTTACCGGTTATGTATCTGAGCACGCATGTTATCATCATGGTGAAGCCAGTTTAAATGGTGCAATTGTTGGCATGGCGCAAAATTTTGTCGGTTCAAATAACATTAACTTACTAGTTCCATCAGGACAATTTGGAACAAGATTAAAAGGCGGTGAGGATAGTGCATCAGAAAGATATATCTTTACTTTATTAAATCAGATAACTCGGGCTATCTTTCCAAAACATGATGATGCGATCTTAGAATATTTGAATGATGATGGCACCCCAGTAGAACCAAGATTTTATGCTCCGATTATTCCAATGATTTTGATTAATGGATCTAAGGGCATTGGAACTGGATTTAGCACGGAAATATTGTGTTACAATCCAATGCAAATTATTGGTTATCTCAAGAATAAATTGCTCGGAACCCCTCCTATTGTTGATGATAGCTTTGTGCCATTCTATGAAGGATTTCAAGGCCAGATAGAAAAGATTGGTCAAAAGTTCTTGATTAAAGGTAGATATGAAAAAGTCGGGCCAGATAAAATTCGAGTGACAGAGCTTCCAGTTGGTTTCTGGACAGAGAACTTCAAAGAACATTTGGAAGGCTTAATAGATCCAGGCGTAGACAAAGAAGGCAAGAAAATTGTGCCACTTGTAAAAGACTATGATGATATGAGCAAAGACACTACAGTAGATTTTACAATCACTCTGCAAAAAGGCAAGGTCGAAGAGCTTGAAGCAATCCAAACAGATAATGGCTGCAATGCATTAGAAAAGTTATTCAAGCTTTATACAACTACATCTACGACCAACATGCATTTGTTTGATGCAGAAGATAAATTGAAAAAGTATGACTCAGTAGAAGAGATCATTGACGATTATTTCGTAACAAGATTGAAACTATATTGCGACAGAAAAGCGTATTTAATTGATGCATTAGAAAAGGAATTGGTTGTATTATCTAATAAAGCGCGTTATATTCAGGAACTACTCGATGGCACAATTGACTTGCGAAAGAAAAAGAAGACGGAAATTGTAGAGATGTTACTTAGCAAAGGTTACGACGTAATTGAAGAAGATAATGATTACAAGTATCTAATTAAGATGCCCATGGATAGTGTATCGGAAGAAAATGTGGAGAAGCTGAACAGAGAGCATAAAGATAAATCAGATGAATTGCAACGAATCAAAGAGACAAGCGAGCAACAGATGTGGTTGTCAGAACTAGAACATTTGGAGCAAGCTTATAGCAAGTATAAAGATGAGCGATTACAAGGCAGTGAAGATAAAAAAAAGAAAGTGCAGATGAAGGCTGGTTCTGTAAAGAAGACCGTAAAGAAAGATAAGGCGGTTGATTTAGTGGTGGAAGAAACCATTGATATTGAGTTACCAGTAAAGGCTGCAAAGACTAAAAAGATAATTAAATAAATTATAAATTATAAATTATAAATTATAAATTCAAAGATGTTATCATATTAAACTAACAAATATAAAATATAAATTATAATTTTTTTTATCTAAAACATCTAATAAACGAATATAAATATATTTTATCAAGTAATACAATATATTTAATATATGAATAACATCATGGAAACCATGTTTTTAAAAAGATTTTGTTTACCGTCTAATACAGATTTAGATCACTTTAAAAGTAATAATATGGTTGCAAATAAATGTATTTGCGGAAATTATTTTCATGTATCATGTGTGTTTCAAGGAAAATATAATATATTATCAATTGGGATGAACAAATATGCCGACGTTGATGGAACTATGCCCAGCATCCATGCAGAACATGACGCTATTTTACGATTACCTTGTTTAAAAAATAAAAATAAAAAGAAATTGGTTAAAATTAATTTGTTAGTTATACGCTTCTTAAAGACATATACATTAGCTAATAGTAAACCTTGTTTAAAGTGCATTCAAAATATGATTGATATACCCAAAAAGCGTGGATACAAAATTGAAGACATATATTATTCAGAAAATGACAGAACAATTATTAAAACAAATATTAATAAGTTATTGAATGAACCAGTGCATCATGTGACTTCATATTATCGCAACAATCGATATCTGAGTAGACGCAAATGATCGATACATTTAAAACCACTTAGGCATCTTATAATTTCGTCGATCATTTTGTGATGTCATCACTGGTGTAG